GATTGATTGGTATGTAAAGTGGGTGGCTTCACTCATTTTACTTTGTGCTATGGTAGTAAGAGCTGCTGGATACAGCAATACTCTTGATACGTTTCTATCCTTTCTTGGATGCCTAGGTTGGCTTTTTGTCGCATTTGCGTGGAAAGATCGCGCACTTGTAATGTTAAATAGTATCGCTTGTTTTATTTTACTTACAGGATTATTGACAAACTTAAATGGCTAATACACTCAGACAAAAGATTGAACTACGTATGCAAATTCTTGAAGAAATGATGAAAAGAAATATGCAGATTCATGACCCAGAAACAGTAAATTTATTTCTAGATAGACTTACTTACTGTTGGGGAGTAATGAATGAAGAAGATCGTGACTTTGTTCAAGGTTGTCAGTTTGCACTTGAAGAAAAACATGAGTGGAAATGAGCGGAGTCTATAATCAAACTTACTTTAACAATCACCCACTTGAAAAAGATAGAGAGGGTGTTCTCTACGGAGTTATTTTAGTAAATAAATCCACTTGGGAACGTGAATGTATTAAAGTAGGAATTGCCAGTGGAAAGGACTGGCGGCACGTTATCAAAAGAAGTCGTGGTTTTCAAGGCTACGATTTGCGTATTCAACGCACTTACCATGATACTATTTATAATTGTTGGAAGTTCGAGCAAGAGCTACATAAGAAGTTTAAGCATGACAGTTATAAGCCAAAACAAAAATTTGGTGGTCACACAGAGTGCTTCAAAATTTCGTCGCTTATTTTGCAGGAGTTCCCAAAAAATAGTTCTTGACAGATGCTTATTCTTTTGATATAATATATTTATAAAATTTAGAGAGAAGTGAATTTGAGAGAAATAATTATACCAACACATTGCCCAGCTTGTAACACAGAGTTAGACATTGTGAATGACCAATTATTTTGTCGAAATGACACTTGTCCCGCCAAATCATCAAAACGAGTTGAGCACTTTGCTAAAACACTTAGAATCAAAGGTCTCGGTTCGGCTTCGATTGAAAAACTAGATTTACAGGACTACCATGATATTTACTCTTTAACAGAGGACGAAATATCTACCGCCCTAAAGTCGGAGAAGCTCGGAGAGAAATTGTTTGCTGAGATAGAAAATTCTAAATCAGCAAATTTAACAACTCTCCTTCCAGCTTTCTCGATACCGCTGATAGGTTCTAGCGCATCTAATAAGTTAACGAGAACAATCTCGGATATTTCAGAGATAACCTACCAAAGATGTATAGATGCTGGTCTGGGGCCTAAAGCGGCGTCGAATTTAGTTAATTGGTTAGATAATACATTCTATCCAATGGAGTATGATGATTTACCTTTTACATTTACTTGTGAGAAGTCCGAAGTCGACAACACTCCTAAGAAAGGTGTTGTTTGTATTACAGGTAAACTTAAGAGCTACCCGACTAAGGCTGTAGCACAAGAAGTTTTACTAAAACATGGATTTGAGACAAAGGATAACCTTACAAAAGATGTGACGATTCTACTAAACGAAAGTGGAATAGAATCAGCAAAAACTAATAAAGCCCGAGATATGGGCATAATAATTTACGATAATATTAAAACTTTAATCAAGGAAAATTAAAAATGGCATTACCAAAATGGACAGATGAAAGAACACAGCAACTAGTGGACTTCATCGGTGACCAAAGCCCTGTATCACAGGCAGTAGTTGCTGAAGCAGCTGATCATCTTGAAACATCAACAAGATCGGTTTCTTCTAAATTAAGAAAAATGGGTTTTGATGTTGAATTAGCTTCAGCATCAGCAAGCAAATCTTTCTCAGACGAGCAAGAAGCTACTCTTAGAAACTTTGTTCAAGATAACTCAGGTTCTTACACATATGCAGAAATCGCTTCAAACTTTGAAGGCGGACAATTCTCTGCTAAATCAATCCAAGGAAAAATTCTTTCTATGGAATTAACAGAGCATGTTAAACCTGCTCCTAAAGTAGAAACAGTTAGAACTTATACTCCTGAAGAAGAAGGAACATTCGTTGAGATGGTTAACGGTGGTTCTTTTGTTGAGGAAATCGCAGAAGCTCTTGGCAAAAGCGTTAATTCAATCAGAGGTAAAGCTCTTTCTTTACTTAGAAGTGGCGATATCAATGCTATTCCTAAGCAGAAAGAAACCAAAGGTTCAAGCAAAGCTGACGTTTTAGCTGACCTAGAGATTGGTGAAATGACTGTACAAGAAATTGCTGACGAAATCGGCAAAACTGTAAGAGGCGTTAAAACAATGTTAACCAGAAGAGGTTTACAATGTGCTGATTACAATGGTGCAGCTAAAAAAGAAATAGGCTAATAAGCAATATTTAGCGGGGAGGGGCAAACCCTCCCTTTTTTTGAGAGAGAGTTATGAATATTGCGAGTGCGTTACTAAAACAATTAATAGTACAAAGAGATTTAGATACTTGGGCTCAGGTAAAGGAGATTTATTTACCAAATGAGTACCGAGGGATTTTTAACATCTTGGAAAAGCACGTCGACAATTATCAATCTCTCCCAACTTTTGAGGAACTTCAGTACGAAGTTCGTGACTCAAAAACACAAGAAAAACTCTCAGCCATTCAATCAATCGAAGTTGAAGTCGATGCAGACATGCTTCTTGATTATCTAAAGAATGAATATGCCCAAGTAGAAATATTAGACGAACTCGACAAGTATGTCGATAAAACTGTTACTATGGCAAGTGCTGAGGAAAATATAGAACAATTACAAGAAATAGTACTAAAGGTAAGTGACAAGGTTGATATTACTCCACCTTCAGAAAGTATGCAAACTATAACACTTTTTGAAGATGAAGAACAAAGGTCGAAGTATTTACCTTTAGGACTCAATACAGAATATGATTCCTCGGTGAAATTCTCACCGAAAGATTTAGTGCTTGTTGGTGGTAGACGAGGTTCAGGTAAGTCGTTGACTTCCTGTAATCTTGCTGTCAATGTTTATGAATCTGGTAGAAGTGCAGTATATTTTACTATCGAAATGGACAGTCGTTCCATTCTACAAAGAATGTGCTCCATTGCTACAAGAGTTCCATTTACAAATATTAGGGACAGAAGTCTCAGTAATGAAGAATGGAATCTTGTAGCAGGTTGGTGGGCAGGTCGTTTTGATGGTGGACATGAACTTTTACAAGAGTTTGAACTCAACAGAGATTTTGATGAGTTTCACAGAAAACTTGTCAAAAGAGAATTAAACAAAGAAAAGCAGATTGATGTTATTTACGATCCTGCTCTCACTCTCTCAAAAATTCAAAGCGAACTCGATAAGAGAGTAGCTCGTGCTGACATTGGGATAGTTATTGTTGACTATCTTAACCAAGTCCGCCGCCACAATGCACCTTCAAGAAACAGTCAATACGACTGGCAAGAACAAATCGAGATTAGTAAAAAGATGAAATCCTTTGCACAAGAGTACGAAACTCTAGTGTTTGCCCCTTACCAGACAGACAATACAGGCGAAGCTAGATTTGCAAAGGGTATCTTGGATGCTGCAGACGCAGCTTACTCACTTGAAACATGGGAACCAGCAGATAAGTGTATGACATTTAACTGTACGAAAATGAGAAATAATGAAGTAAAAGGTTTCTCAAGTGAAGTAGATTGGAAATCACTAAAGATTGGCCCGAACTCAGCAATTACCCCTGCTGAAAAAGAGAAGATGAGAGAGGATATGGGTATGGGGGATTCAGATGAAAACGCACAGGAGAAGTTATAATGTTAATGTATACTGAAAAACAATTAGAAGAATCCTATACAATCTTTGTATTTGGATTAGTAGAAATTAGAAATAAACAAAATGTACCAATAGATATTCCTACATTAGAAGATTTCAGACAGATATATGAAGAAGGCTGGAATCAAATATTAGAGGATGAATGGTATTTTGATGGAGGACAAGATGGCAGCGGATCGTATCACTAAAGAAACTGCAGATTTAATAGCAATACCACCTCTTACGATAGAAGTACAAAAAGTAAAGTTTATATTAAATCAGAAAAAAGTACAAGAGAACATAAAAAATGTTCCATTAAATGAACCTTTAATGGAAAGTATTAAAAAGCATGGTATTATGTCACCAATGCTTACAATGAACAACTATTGGCCTATAGCGGGGTCGCAAAGAATACGCGCACTATGGGAACTTATCAAAACTGAAGAAGATGGATATGCATATAAAGATATTAAAGTCGAACTTCATCGCTTTGATAAAGATTGGTGGAA